GGTCGTCCAATCGCGCACGCTTTCTCTAGCGTCAGCGGCGAACACTCCTAAACCGTTGCGGCGCAAGGGGTTTTACGGAATTGCAAATGAGACTACCTCTAAGACAGTTTAGGAGGGTTTAGCAGCAGTTAAGTTAACGGCAGTGCTACTTAACTCTGTGCTGGTTACGTTCGCTGAGTTTGCAGCGATCAGGGGATGCACGAAAGCTGCGGTCACTCATGCCAGCAAGAGCCGAATCGCTGAGGCGGTTGTGGTGAAGGATGAGAAGAAGTGGCTAGATCGTGATCTTGCTCTGGAGCTGTGGAACAAGAACACAGCGGCGACACATGCGAGCAAGGTGAGCAGGCCTGATCCGGTGGATCCACCGCCGCGTGATGCGCGGGAGTTACGGCAGCGTTTGGCGGGGTTGCCTGATGATGAGATCCCGGAGCTGAATGAGAGCAGAGCGCGGCGTGAGCATTACCAGGCGGAGCTGGCGAAGCTGGAGGTGGATCTAAAGCGCCGCGACCTGGTGCCTGCTGTGGAGGTGAAGAAGGAGGCCTTCGCGTTAGGGCGGAGTGTGCGTGAGGCGCTGGCGAATTTGGCGGATCGGTTGAGCCACCAGCTTGCGGGCGAGACGGATCCGGCGCGGATCCATGCGGTGCTGACCGATGAACACCGGGCAGCGCTGGTGGAGCTGGCTGATGGCTAGGTCATGGCACGAGGGGTTCCTTGAGGGCTTGCGACCTGAGGAGCCGTTGACGGTGAGTGAATGGTCTGACCGCTACCGGAAGCTCAGTAGCAAGGCGAGCGCGGAACCTGGACCGTGGCGGACGGTGAGGACGCCTTACCTGCGGGAGCCGATGGACTGCTTGAGCAGCAATAGCAGCGTGCAGCGCGTGGTGATGATGTTCGCTGCGCAGACGGGCAAGACCGAGGCCGGCAGTAACTGGTTGGGCTATGTGATCGATCATGCACCTGGTCCAATGCTGTGCGTGCAGCCAACGGTGGAGATGGCGAAGCGCTTGAGCAAGCAGCGGTTGGAGAGCTTGATCAGCGAGACGCCATGCCTGGCGGCGAAGATTGCACCGGCGCGTGCGCGGGACTCGGGCAACACGATGTTCTCGAAGGAGTATGAGGGCGGGATCTTGTTGATCACCGGCGGTAACAGCGCCACTGGTTTGCGGTCAGCGCCGTGCCGGTATTTGTTCATGGATGAGATCGATGCCTTCCCAAGCGATGTGGACGGCGAGGGCGATCCAGTGGCACTGGCCGAGCGACGGACAACGACGTTCGCGCGGCGGAAGATCCTGTTGACCAGTACGCCAACGGTGAAAGACTTCAGCCGGATCGAGGCGGAGTATGAGCGCAGTGACCAGCGGCGGTTCTATGTGCCGTGCCCGTGCTGTGGGGAGATGCAATGGCTGCAGTGGTCGAGGTTGAAGTGGGAGGAGCGGCGGCCAGAGACTGCGCGATATGAGTGCGAGAAATGTGGCGAGCGATTCGAGGAGGTGCACAAGCCGCGAATGTTGGGCGCTGGTGAATGGCGAGCAACGGCACCGAGTGATGGGAAGACTGCTGGCTTCCATCTGTCGGGGTTGTATAGCCCGCTGGGGTGGTGCAGTTGGGAGCAGTTGGTGGATGACTTCCTGCGGGCGAAGGGCGATGGCCCTGCGTTGAAGGCGTTTGTGAATACGAGGTTGGCGGAGACCTGGGAGGAGGACTTTGCAGCGGCGGTGAATGCTGATGGTCTGATGGCCAAGCGACTGGTGTATGAGTCGGGCACCTGTCCAGAAGGCGTGGTGCTGTTGACGGCTGGTGTCGACGTGCAGGACAACCGGCTTGCGGTGAGTGTGTGGGGATGGGGCGAGGGGGAGACCGGCTGGCTGGTGTGGCATCAGGAGCTGATGGGCGACCCGACGCAGGTAGAGGTGTGGAAGCAGTTGGATCAGGTGCTGGCTACGACTTGGCCAACGGCTGGCGGTAAGGAGCTGAAGGTGATGCAGATGGCGATCGACTCTGGCGGCCACTGCACCCATGAGGTTTACCGCTATGTGCGAGATCGAGTTCGGCAGGGTGTGGTGGCGATCAAGGGCAGCAGCAGGCGCAACAGTTCGGCGGTGGGCAAGGGCAGCAAGGTGGATGTGAACTGGCAGGGCAAGGTGTTGAAGAAGGGCGTGACGCTGTACCAGCTGGGCACAGACACGATCAAGACCACGCTGTTCGGCCGGCTGCGGCATAACGAGGGCAGCGGCAGCTTGAACTTCGGATTGGCTGCAGACGATGACTACTTCCGGCAGTTGACCAGTGAGCGGCAGGCGTTGCGGTATCACCGGGGGTTCCCGATTCGGGAATGGGTCAAAAAAGCTAGTGATCGCAATGAGGCACTGGATTGTCTGGTCTATGGATATGCAGCCTTGCTGATCTACTCGCGAAGGATGAACCCGCTGACGATGTGGGAGCAGCTGCGCGCGCAGTTGGAAGAAGGCAAGAAGCCACCGCTAAGATCAAGAAAGCAGCCGCCGGCCGCGGCCACTGGATTTGTCAGCAACTGGTAGGCCGTGAACTTCCCACCCAAGATCAACGAAGGCGACACGATCAGGTGGCGGGATGTTGCCATCAAGGATTCGTTGGGCAATCCAGTAACCAGTGCTGACTGGACGCTGCGTTATTACATCCGATTCAACAGGAACAATCACGGCGCGACTGTTACAGGTACGGCGTATGGGAGCGGCTGGGAGTTTTTGCTGACAGCTGCAACCACTGATGGTTTCCATGCTGATGACACTGGCTATTGGCAGGCCGTAGCTACGAAAGCAAGTGAGGCAATCACGTTTGGAACAGGGCAGTTTGATATTGACGCAAACCTGGCCTATGCAGGAACACCAGGAGCGGTTGATAACAGGAGTCAAGTCCAGAAGGATCTAGATGCAGTACAGGCTGCGATCCGTGCGTTGATTTCCGGTGGTGTTGTCAAGCAGTACTCGATAGGAAACCGAAGCCTTACCAAGTACGATCTATCGGATCTGTTAGCACTTGAGACAAAATTGAAAGTCGACCTGAAACGCGAACAGAAAGCTCAGCTGATAGCTAATGGCCTGGGCAATCCGTTCAATCTGTTCGTGAGGTTCTGATGGGACTGCGCACAAGACTATTCCGTGCGATGGGCTTTGAGCCAATCCGTCAGCCTCGCGGTCGGATGTATCAAGGCGCGCGTGTCAGCAGGCTGACTGCTGATTGGGTGACAAGTGGCACCAGTGCCGACAGTGAAATCAAGGGCAGCTTCAAGGTGCTGCGCAATCGTGCACGCCAGCTCTGTCGCGATAACGACTACGCAAGGCAAGCATTGAGAAGCATTGAGAACAACGTGATCGGGCATGGCATCAGGCATCAGGGCCAGGTGCGGATGCTGCGTGGCGGGCGATTGGATGAAGCGGTGAACGATCAGATCCACATGGAGTGGGAGAAGTGGATGAATAAAAACAGCTGCGATGTCAGTGGGGTTCTTGGTTTCGATGCGATGACTCGCTTGCTGGTACGCAGCCTTGCGGAGTCTGGTGAGATTTTTGTGCGAATGGTGCGCAAACCATTTGGCAACTCACGGGTGCCGTTTGCGTTACAGGTCTTGGAGGCTGACTATCTGATCGATGATGAGATGCCACCTGTTAAGAATGGCAACTTTGTTCGGATGGGCATTGAGGTCGATCAATACCTGCGGCCCGAGGCGTATCACTTCTATGCATCACACCCTGGCGACATCTCAGCGGGTTTGCCGCGTGTCAATCAAAAACGGATTCGCGTGCCAGCTGATGAGGTGATCCATCTGTTCCTGCCGGAACGGCCAGGGCAGACCAGAGGTGTGACGTGGTTTGCTTCTGCGCTGATGCGGCTGCACATGTTGCAGGGATATGAAGAGGCTGAAGTGGTGCGCGCTCGTGCCAGTAGCGCATTGATGGGTTTTATCACCAGCCCTGAGGGCGAGTTGGTTGCTGATGAGATTTATGACAATGAGCGTGTGAGCGAGTTTCAGCCTGGGGTTTTCAAGTATTTGGAGCCAGGCCAAAGCGTGTCAGTGCCAGACCTGAACGCACCTGATGGGCAGCTGGAACCATTCACCCGTTCCATGCTGCGTGCTGTTGCGGCTGGCGTTGGCGTCAGCTTTGAGAGCATCAGCAAGAACTTCTCAGAGAGCAACTACAGCAGCAGCAGGTTGAGCTTGCTTGAGGAGCGTGACACGTATCGAGTGCTGCAGCGCTTCATGATCGAGAACTTCCATCAGGAGGTCTTCAACAACTGGCTTGAGATGGCAGTGCTGAGTGGCGCATTGAGTCTGCCGGCTTATGAGACGAACCCTGATCGCTATCGCGCGAGCAAGTGGGTGCCGCGCTGTTGGGAATGGGTTGACCCACAGCGAGAGGTGGATGCGTACAAGACTGCTGTGCGGTGCGGCTTCAAGACTTTGGCGCAAGTCATCACGGAACAAGGCGGCGACCTGGATGCAGTGTTGATGCAACGGCAATCAGAGCTGGCCAAACTCGATGAGATGGACATTGTGCTGGATACAGATCCAAGTGAAGTGACTGACGGTGGCGCTGCACAGGTGTCACGGCCTATGGGCGCTGAGGCACCATTTGAAGAAACTGAAGCACCAGTTGCGGAGGATGGTGAAGAGATCGAAGAAGAACTGCAGGATTACTGATGGCAAATGTGGCTGGCACTGAAATAGATCTGATGCCGACTGACGGCATGAAGGAAGAAGCACAACGCTATCGGGCGTGGAAGGCTGAAGGTAATGCGGGCGGCACTGAGGTGGCCGCGGCCAGAGCAGGGCAAATCCTGAGTGGTGATGAACTGAGTCCCGATACTGTGATCACAATGGCGGCATGGTTCGCACGTCATGAGGTCGACAAGCAAGGCCAGGGCTTTGATCCTGGGCAGGAAGGCTATCCATCACCAGGCCGCGTGGCATGGGCGGCGTGGGGTGGCGATGCAGGGCAGAGTTGGGCCACATCAAAGGCCGATAGAATCAAAGCATTACAAGAACGAAGCGCAGTGGACTTAGGGCGCCCTTATCCGAATGAGCACGCTGCTCGATTGAAGGATCCCGATCAGTACGACTCATTGCGTCGAGAGAACGATGCTGGCGGCCCAGGCATTGACTACATCTATGGGATCAAGGAAGGCACTAGCGAGATCCAAGCAATCCGCTTCCGCAGTTCTGAATACAGCCCTGCTGAAGCGCGTGCATGGCTAGCTGAGCATGATTTTGATGCGATCGAGTTTGAGGAAGCTACTGGTGATGGAGAAGCTGAGCGTGCTGGCCCTGACGCCTTGAAGGAAGGTGACTTCGTGCAATGGGATTCAAGCGGCGGCACTGCTCGTGGCCGAATTGTTGATGTACGCCGTGAAGGCACATTAAATGTGCCCAACACTGAGTTCAGCATCCAAGCCAGTGCTGAGGATCCTGCTGCGTTGATCCGCATTTATCGCGAAGGCGATGAGGGATGGGCGGCGACTGATACGCTGGTCGGGCACAAGTTTTCGA